TCGCAAGGCAGCAGTAAGGCCCGTGGCCATCAATTGCCGCCAGAAAGTCATGCGCCTGCCGGTCAATCGGCGTCGCCCTCAAAAAGTGATAGGCTCCCACGGGAAGCCCTGCCGTTTTGGCCGCTTCCACATTAACGGCAAAGGATTTATCTGTGAAGTTGACGCCCTCCGTCGCCTTGTGGATAACATAGCTGATACCGGCCGCTTTGACCGCCGCGAAATCCGGGCGGCCTGTCCCGTTATAGATGTCAATGCCCTTGATTGCCATAAAACCAATCCTTTCACCTTACCGGTAAAAACCGGGGAAAGTTGCCCTCAAAAGAGCAACTTTCCGCAAAATATTTTATGCTGCGTAGTCCTGCCCCGTGATCTGCTTGTACTGGACGGCGGTAATCCAGCCAAAAACAGACACCGCTTTTTTAAGGTTTTCGGCCGGGAGACGCTTTGAATTGTATAGCCTTAAAAGTGTGTAATACATTATTTAACCTCCAGTGTTGATAAAGTCAGCGCGTCAACGCTGCTTTGCAGTTCCTCAATCTGTAACTCCGCGTAGGTCTTTTGCGCCAGCGTCACGCAGAGCCTGTCCTCGGTCTGCTCCGGCGTGGTTGACGTGGCCTCCGCCGTCACGACGGGTTTCAGGGCAAGCTCCGTGCGCAGACTGTAATTGTCGTGCTGGTACTGCTTGTCCCCGTCAATGATAGTCAGCTTGCCGGTCTTGGCCGGATCGCCGGTCAGCTTGTCCAGCGCGTCGAATGTGGTCTTGCTTTTGCCGATCTGGATTTCGAGAGCGTCGCGCTGCGCGCCCTGAAAATATGTAGGGCTGCCTTTGACGGCCAGCACGTCAAGCGTGGTGCCGTCAGAAAATTTGAGTTGCATAAAAATGATTCCTCCTGTTCATATCACTGGAATCTGAACGATTCCATATTCTAACGTATCCAGTTCAAGCTGAACGTAGATAGACGCTTCGGTTCTTCTAAGAGCATCTGCCCAGTTGGTAGCATCAACATCAATACAAAATTCGGTTTTAGAATCTGAACATCCGTTGGGAACATAATTGATATTGTAACCATGCCATCCGGATGAACTTTCTCCCGATCCGCTATCTGATGTATTCTTGCTGTTTATCCTCACCATCTCATCAGGGTAAGAATTGGTTCCCATAATAAACCAAGAAATTTCAAGGTAGTCATTGGTGCCCCCGACGCTGTTGTCAATGTTACACCAATATGCATTTATTCTTATACTTTTGATAGAGAACGCACGATCTAATTTAAGGTGAATATCAACAAAGCTTTCAGACATGGCTAGGCACTTAAAAGTAATTTCAAAATAAGATCCAGAGATACCAGCAGTGTCAAATCCATAAGAACCTTCATTTCCCGCTGGCATTAATCCAGAATATGTTACAGATACTAATTTAGGCATTGCCTGATAGATTTTTCTTGTTACCCAATTAACGTTTGCCCACAGTTCTTTTATTTCCCGCGTGACGCCGTTGACATTGGCATATAGTTTTGAGGCTTTCCTCGCCGCACCGCCGACATTGCCGTAAATACTCGCACTCATATCAATACACCGCCCATATCTCGCCGACAGCTACCGTCCCCGGCGCTGACGTGTGAAAGGTGATGCGAGGAACATTTAAACGCACCTCGCTGCTGCCGTTGTAATCCGGCTGATTGGAATCGTAACCATAATACACGCGCAATAGTTTAGGGTTCGGCAGGCTGTCCGGTATCCCCGGTTCCACGCACAGCACCTTATTATCCACGTCCGCCGTCCCGGTAATAACTGCCCCGGCTGCCCACGCTCCGGTCGTCAGCGC